AACAATGGAATGATTTTAGTGATACCGAATAGAATAAAAAATAAACTAAGTGCTATGCGTAATTGATTCATTATATATTCTCCGTAATTAGATTAATCTTCAAGTTTTTGTTCTAGTTCTTGTGTCATTTTAGAAAGCTCATCTAAAGCTTCGGATTGTGTCATTTCTTCAACTGGTTTCTCTGAAGGTTCTTCTGGCTTATTCAATTCTTCGAGATATGAAATAACATTCTCAACTTTAGTTACTTCATATGGGTCTGGTGCTCCACTCATTGGGTCTTCTTCAAAAATCTTTTCGATAACACCATTTACAACATACATTACATATCGTCTAGAGCGTTGTCCGTATCCGAAGTGAGATTTATCAGTTAACATTCCAAGCTTTCTAGCAAGCATACCGTTGCCATCAGCTAGTACTTTGATATTTTCAAGACCCAGAACCTCTTTCCAAACGTTCATAACCTGAATATCATTTACTGCTGTAACATATACTTCATCAATACCAAGCTCCTTGAGTTTGGAAAAGTTATTTTCATAGTCTGGCACATGTTGCTTTGAACAAACAGGATTAAAAGCACCTACTGTACCAATTAAAATAACTTTTTTCATACTGAAATAATTAGATGTTGGGAAAGAATTAAATCTTACTCCCGGATTGAAAACACCACCTTTACCAAATGGTTCCTCAAAACCTTCCCTCACCATAAACTTTAAAGAAGGAACTACTTTCATATTATTCTCCCGATTCCTGTAATGCTTTCTGCGCTAGGTATTCGTCATAATCAATTGACCAATACTCCCAAATTCCAAAAGCCTCTCTATTATCATCACGATTTCCTCCAAGGTACGGTACGGCAAGTTTTTCTTCAACTAGAAGTTCATTGAGATTAACCGTTTTACCATCAAGTACCAATTCAATAGTACCCAAAATTCTTCCGTATTTCCCAGATTTATCTTTTTCAGTTTTAATTATAACACTCTTATTAGAGCCTGTCAAAGAAGTTACTAAATCTTTTGCCGCAATGCCCCAAGATTTTTCAGTAGCGTTTGATGTTCTTGTTTCCGCAGTATCAATTCCCATTAGACGAATTCTTTCGTCTCTAATCCACACACCAAAACCCAAATCAATATCAACGTCAACAGTATCACCATCAACTACATTTGTTACAATTGCTTTATATTCGTACATTTTATGCTCCGTATTCTAGGCACAAGGATTCCAAATATTCTATTGATGAATTTTCAAAGGACTCCACTGTATCAAAGTAATCCATATTTCGTTCACACCAATTATCAAATCTTTCATGTATTTCTATACATTTGGGATTTTCTGTTAGAATATCTACTAATTCTTGAAATTTTTCTTCGTATGTCATTTATGCTCCAAAAAAATCTGTTAATGTTTGTTTCTTTTCGGTTTCCCAACCAATCACATCCAGAATTTTTTCTAGAGGAGATAGGTATGTTTTTTTCCACTGTTCTTCATAATCAAAAAACTTATCCAAACCAAATTCTTTCGGACAACCATCTGGAAATGTTATAGAATTACTAAAGGCACTATTTGGCTCTTTAAGTGGCATAGTTTTACATTTATCTCCAGACCTAATGTGTTGGTATTTAGAAAGATTCTTATCATCAATAATTTTATTATATACAAGTGCGCCTTTTACATGCTTAGGACAACTTGATTTCCATATAGTTGAAGAATCTGCCCATTTGTCCAAACCATTTACAGATGTTGGTGAAGATACATCTTGAACTGGTAAAGAGCCAAATTCAATACGCTTATCCGCAATGTATTTAATCATATCATCTTCTGTTTTATTAATAATAACATCAAAAGATTCTTCCAAATACTTACGAACAACTCCCGGAGTAGAAGAGCGAACACTTTCAATACCCATTATTTTCATTTTAGGTTTTGTATATTGCACACCCTCATTATTGAATACATTTAGTATGTACCTTTTCTTAGCTGTCCATATTCCTTTATTGGCAATAGCTTCACGCTCCATAAACATCTTTTGTTCATATGCATTTACATATTCAGCTAGTCGCTCATAAGATTTGTTAATATATGGTTCTATTTTATCCTTACATACTGAATCAATAAACTTAACAATTTTATTAGGATTATTTACTTGGGTATCTTCATCAAAAAAATTATCCACTAGTTTTTTAAGTCTCAAATAGTTTGAATCTGTATCAATAGCCACAACATAATCATAATTTTCAGTTCCTAATAATTTATTAAAGTATTTGTTAAAACACTTTTCAATCCATCGAATAGACAACTGACCAGCCAAAGTAATTGATTCAGCAATGCGTACATCATAATATCTGAAATACTGGAAACCGATAGCACCATAAGCAGAGTTCAATGAAATCTTACGAGACATTTGAATATTATCATATTTTGATATTTCATTTGTCCAATGTTTATATTCATCCGAACCTTTCTTTGTATTCTCTCGCTCCTGCTGTGCATTTAGCATCATTTTCTTAAACTTCTTGCGTTCTTTGTATAACTTGTCCATCATTTCCGCAAGGAATCCACGCTTAGATACATCAAATACCGTACCACTAGGGCAAAGAGTCATATTCATTCTTTTCAAGAAAGATAAATCAAGACTTTCCTCCAAGTATTTGTCAACTGAAATAATACTTTTAACTTCTAGTAATTTTTCCAAATCTTCAATTTCTTGATTTACATCATCACCATTAAATAACTGCTTATTCTTTTTAAGGTCATCTAGTCGCTTATACAATGTTGAGTCATCTATAATAGTTTCTGGAGAAATTGAATATTGCATTATCAAGTGAGGATACAGAGAAGCCAAATCAAATGAAACTACCCATTCGTGGAACCCTTTAATTGGGTCTTTTACATAAGCGCCAGCATAACCACCAGAAGATTCTTTTCGTTCAGGTCTTGAAGGAATTACCATCTTGCGAGATTTTAGCTCATTGTAAATCATTATATCCCACGATTTAGTTTGAGAAGCCACATCTGTAAAGTTGATTCCTGCGTCATATGCCATTGTGAATGTTAAGTCTAAAAGCTTCAACTTATCATCTAGGCGTTTTACTAGTTCAACATCCTTAATGTTATAGTCAATGAACAATTCCCAGTTTTCATTGTAAAGATTGTACAGAGAACCATATTCTTCATATGATAGCTTATTTTCTCCAAGTTCTACTTCTGCGATAAAATCTAGCTTGTAATTTTCACGCTCTGGAATAGCGGGAGACTTTCGATAGATATCTAAGTAATCCACAACTGCCAATCCTTGAATATCGTATCGTATGATTTCCTGACCACGCTTGATTAATTTCTGTTCACGCATCCAACCCCATGGCGAAAAGTTTTTGGTCATTTCTTCACCTAAAACTTTATTACAACGATTAATCAGATATGTCATATCAAATGAATCAACGTTCCATCCAGTAATAACATCAAAATCAACATCTCGCCACCACTGTATAAATGCTTTTAGAAGCCCATATTCAGTGTCATATTTGCGATAAACTACATCTTTACGCTTAGGTGTGTAATCATGCTCAAGACCAAAAACATAGTAAACTTCATTGTAATACATACCAATGGCATTTACTCGTTCAGCCGCCAAAGCTGGCTCTGGAAATCCGTTTGAAGATTCAACCTCAATATCGAGAAATCCAATATTCAAGTGTTTTTTGCGATATTCATCAAACTGGATAGAACCATACTTGTCGGAAATATATGTATAAGTAAAGTCTGTCAGTCCGTAGTATTTAAATCCATGAATGTCTTTATGAGATTGGATATAATCTCTAGCATCCCTAGGGTCATCAAAAACTTTACGCTCTACATATTTTCCGTCAAGTGTTGTATACTCTGTCTTTTTAGAAGAGGGCAAGAAAAGAGAGGGCATATAAATCTCTTTTCTCTGTACTCGTCTACCGTCTTCAATACCCCGAAACAGGATATATTTTCCAGAACAGTGTACATTGGTGTAAAAATCCATTGATAATTCCTTATCCTTTTACAAATTTAGGAGTTGCTACTGCTGGTTTAATTTCATCATCTGGAAGAATTATACCAGAACCAAATACTTTGTTGTACTCATTATACAACTCTTTTACTGGTTCTACAATATATCCAATATAATGATTTCCAAGTCGAATTCCTTTTTCTAGATTAGCATAAGGAAGGTAAGGAGCAATACCTACTTTTGCTGTCGCCTGTCCGGGGTCAGCATATGATGTTGCTACTTGACATACATCCTTAATTGTGATAGTTCCATCACCATTTAGAACCACATCGCCCAGAAGTTCTTCGCCTGACAGTAGGCGTACAAGTCTAACATTAGCCATTAATTTCTTCTCCGTTATCTAAACCGTTTACAGTTTCATATAAAATTTCAAAATCTTCATTTGAAGCTTGCTCTTCTGTGAAGTTTCGTTTGTGGTGTACCTTAGCCATTCGATTGATGACTTTTGGAGGAAGTTGGAAATCTTCTTTCAGTTTCTTTTTAATTTCAGAGATATGTTCACGCTCAGATTCCATACGGGTCATTGAATTTGAAATTTCATCCATTGCCTGACGAATTTTCTTTTTATCTTCTGGACTTGATGGAACAATAATATTAGAATATGCCATTATATATTAACCTCTTTGTAGTTGTTTGTAGTACTTTTTGTCACGCTTAATTTGGTCGCGTAGAAAGTTTACCATTTCCTCTGCTGTTTTTCTTTCTTCTGGACCAGAATTCTTAATAATTCTTCGTTCAATAAACTTATAGTTTCTTTCAGTGAAGGCTTGTAGACATTGCATTTTGAATTCAGTTGATAATGTTTTCATGTTCATTATTGTCTGAATCATACCTTCATTTGGCATTGCTTCCTTGTGGTCTACCGTATAAGTTTTTTGTTTTTGATTTGGTTTGCGGGTTATTTGTTTATTTAAATTATATTCTGGAACTCGTTCTAGTTCGTCTGCCATATTATAAAATCCTCATTTTATTAAACTATAGGTATAGTTTATCAGAAAATTTATGGCTTGTCAATAATAGGGAGGGGATAAAAAGGGGAGCATTGCGCTCCCCCAGATTTCAATCTTCGTTTTTGGCAGTCTGGATATCTGCGCGAAGAGTTTTACAGAGTTTAGAAATTTCCATAAGTGCTTTTCGAGCGCGGGTACCAGCAGAAGCATTGCCTTTCTCGTTAAATTTTTCAACTTCTACGTTGAATGTTTCAACAAGTTCTTCAAAAGATTGTGTATCTACTTTAGCCATAATTAAGTCCTCAATTATTCATTTTTCTATTCAATTAAAAGTTCTTTCTCCGAGGCTTGTTCATGTTGAACTGACCCCTTTGAAATTGGGATTTGTTTAGTCTTTTTGTGCTCTGGTACAATAGTTTCTAAACTGATTTTCAAAAGTCCATTTTCCATTCTGGCACCAGTAACTTCTGTTGTATCAGACAAAGAAAACTTCCTAGTAAAGCTTCGGGTTCCTATACCTTTATGTAGGTATTTAGATGGGTCTACAGAGTCTTCTGAGCTACCTTCTATTGTAAGGATTCCTTCGGACACTGAAACATTGATATCATCTTCACTGAAACCAGCAACAGCAATTTCCAATTCTGTTTCATTCTCTGTGTGACGAATAATATTGTAGAATGGATATTTTTGCTTGACATGTGTTGGAAAATCGTTTAGAGCACGATTGATTCTATCCAACATTCTATCATAGCCGATTGTTGAGTGAAATGGGTCAAAGTCCATAAGAGTATGTTTAGTCATAATAGTATCTCCTTTATTAAGCAAGATTTAGTTTTTTATTTAATGACCAGTTGAACCTAAACCACCGTTTCGGTCAGTTTTGGTTTCTGGCTTTTCATCGGTCTGGTTGAACAAGTAAGTCATATCCTCTACGAGTTCTCCCTGACACACTCTCATTCCGTCTGTTATTTTTACAACAGCATCAGAACGATTCTCTAGCAAAATGAAAAGTGGGTCAACATAATCACAGTCAATCACCCCTTCCAAATTTGCTAACCCCAAGCCCTGTTTGAGTGACAAACCAGACCTTGGATGTAATCTAACGGAATGTCCTTCTGGAATATCTAAAATCAGACCAGTAGGAACAATATACCTACACTTAGGCATTAACTGGATGTAACGTACTTTATCATTACCTTTAAGTGGCGTTACTTCCTTTTTATTATTCTGTTTATCATAATATGTAATTTTTTCAGCACCAATAAATGCTTTTAAATCAAAACATGCCGCCCACTGAGAACCTACTGTTGGTTCGTGAGCATTTTTATCTAACTTGTAAAACTTTAATTCTACCATAAGTCACCTTCGCATAATGTATTTATATAGAAATATAATATATTTATAACAGATTGTCAAATTATTTTTCTTTTTCGGAGTCATCCGACTCTTCTGGCGCTTCTTCTTCACCCTCTGGAGCCTCTTCTGGAGCCTCTTCTGGCGCTTCTTCTTCACCCTCTGGAGAGATTTCACCTTCCTGTTGAGCGGCTTCTATAGCGTCAAACTGGTTCTTAACAACAAAGTCCTCAACCTTTTGTCTAACACTAGCCAAAGCCATCTCCATGTCTTCAACATCTTTTTTCAATGGATTTTCTGGACGCATCACTGAAACAACATCTAGGAAATTAATTTCTGTTAGCTGAGCTTGGATTTCCTTTAACTTTAGAATAGCCGCCAAACGAACATTTTCTTCCTTTAGAAACAGTTCTGGCTTATTGTTTTTAATATTATCAACCACCATTTGACGGACTAGATTTTCTAACTTCATAGTGTTTCCTATTATTTTTTGCCTATGTTATATTTAGCAACTAAATTCCAATCTTTTTTCTCTTTGTGGGGAAGAATTTTAATCTGAGAAATAGGTGCAGATTTTTCAATTGGAGATAATATCTCTACCAATCCCCATTCCTGTAGTAATTTAGCAATAGCATTTCTTCTTTCTTTATCATTATCAGAGAAATTTGTTTCTTTTCCATCCAATTCAAAAAGTTCTTTAAAGTGAACAATGGCATACTTGCCTTTCTTATGTAGAATGTGGCAAGATTGATATAGTGTATTATCTTTCTTTGAGGCTATACCAATTCTTGTCAATGTTTCTCTAATTTTTAAAAAATCATCTTCTTTTGGTAGCGTTACCTCTATTCCTTTATTGCTAAAAATGTTATCATCACTCATATTATCGTCCCAAGTTATTATTATAATAATAAGACTTGAGTAATGTTACTTGCCCAAGTCTTTAATCAAAGTCAATTCTTTTTCGGAAAGAAGTGGTAAGATTTCTTGAGCTTTTTGGAAGGTACAATTATAATATCTCATGACTATCTTAACCAATTCATCTTTCTTTCTGTCAAAACCTTTATTGTATCGTTTTGATTTTCTCAGAATATTTATAAAATAATCAAAATGTAGCTGGTCATCCAAGTTTGGCAACCTGTTCATTTCTTGAGCATACATAATTGTATCCCTACCATACGATAGAGTTCTGTTTATTAGAAACTTTGAATAGTCAATACCTCTGTCTTCAACATCGACCCATTCCTTAGTTTGGTTTATGTTTTTTAGCAAATCAAAGGATGAAACCTTTATTGGTTTGGCATCCTTTAGTTCAGATTCCAACAATTCACGCTTTTCTTCTGCTTCATTGTTCTGTTGTAGAAACTCGTGAATTTCCATATTAGTTCAACTCTTCTGGTGGAATAGATTCTTTATCTAGGTTTGGAAAAAAGGTCTCCAAATAATCCGCACCTTCCATCACTTTAACCATAGATTCCATATCACCACGGACAGCATCAAGTGGTCCAGCACCTTCACGCGGGATAGGCATCTTTGATGAATTTGGAACAAAGAAATAAGTAATTGGAGTACGCAAAGGTCGGAATGGAATCAACTGACTCTTATCTGATAGGTTCACTTTGTAAAATTCAAACTTTGATTCATCAACCTCAATATTTGAAAATACTTTTTCAATCATATATTTACAAGAGTCACAATCATCTCGACTAAACAAAAGTGCCAGAATAGTATTCTTATCTTTACTATTTTCTAGCCAATCATATGCCATTTTTTCAGCATCTGAATAAGGTAAATCTTTAATATTCATATTGTATCCTCTTATTTAAACTCTAAATTTGCAGAAAATTCAATCAACATAGCTGTAGTGTTTATTTCAACATCAGCAACAAATGATAGCTTATATTGATATTCTCCCATTATTACGATAGCATGTGGTACGCTATCTGGCTGTAGCATGGTAGTCAGATGGTCATATATAGCTCTGTATAGAGTTTTAGGGTCATTGTCAATGGTATCTACTACCCACTGTCTAATCTTTCTAAAGTCCTTAGTTTTCAGGGCTTCGGTAAGTGCATCCATTGATTCTTTCTGTACATTTCGTAGAATTCCTTCATCAATAACACCACTAGAAGAATACTTTTGTAGCTCGTTAAGAATTTTACGATTGTCTGGGAAATATTTTTCAATAACACCAGCAACTGCCTTTGGCTTATACTCTATGTTTTCATTCTTTAGGATTTCCAGACACCGCTTCATAAATTTCGCCATCAATTCTGGACGCTCTTTTTTATCATATGAAAATTCAATATGAGAGCAACGAGAACGAATGGGTTCCATTATGCGATTTGGATAGTTACAAGTTAGGATAAACCGACAATTGTGAGAAAATTCCTCAATCAATGAGCGCAAAGCTGGCTGTACAGAATCTGGATTCATGTAGTCAGCCTCGTCAATGAATACCACTTTCATGGTTCCAGAAAGTGAAACTGTTGAAGCGTATTTACTGATTGTTGTCCGAACTGTATCAATGGAGCGACCTTCATTAGAACCATTCAAAAACAGAAAATCATACCCTAGTTCATTGCACAAGGCTTTAGCCACAGTTGTTTTACCAGTACCAGCCGAGCCTGATAGGAGCAAATGTGGCATTTCACCTTTTTCAACAAAAGATTTAAATGTTTCTTTTATATCTTTTGAAAGAATACAATCGTCAATTTTATTCGGTCTGTAGGCTTCGACCCAAACGAATTGCTTTTCATTTTTAGTAATATT